GTCGCCAGCACTTGCCGCACCTTGTCCAGCGGGCAGTTCATCGCCAGGAACCCTACCGTCAGATAGTCCGCCAGCCGGGCTCCAGCCGACAGTTCCGCCTTGTTTCTCGCCATGTCACACCCTCCGCCAACAACATGGCAGCTATAACGGCAGAAGATGATCTATCTAAACAGTATTGGCCTTAACAGGGCCTCCCGGCGGCGTCACATCCGGCAGAGGAGTTGGCGACGGTTCCTTCATCACGCCCCCCGCGACAGTTCGCGCAACGCCTGCGCCAGTTGCATCGCCGTCTCGCGCGACGACTGCACCGTGTGCGGCTTGCCACCGACGTGGAAGCGCAGGTCGACAATGTCACGCAACTGAGCCCGAGCCGGCGTGTCGTTGTCGTCGGCCATCATCGCCATCTGGCTCACGGCATTGCCTACCGCCCCGCCAGCGGCGAAGCGTGGCATGGCGGGCAGGAACCCAGCGTTGAGCGAAGCGAAGAAGGCCTCGCCGAACTTGCGCACGCTGGAGGCACGGATGACGAACTCGCCGTGGGAGAGCAGCGCTGGCACCGAATCCGAGGTTTCGGTACCCGGGCCGTAGATGCGTCCCGCCATCCGACGAAACCCCTCGGCCACGGCCTGACCGCCTTCGGCCAGTTTCTGGATCAGACCGCCCTGGGCATTGGTGTAGACCTTGGTGACGTAGATCGTGTGGGTGCTCGAGGTCGGCCTCAGCAGTTCCGAAACGGCAGCCCGGTACTGATTCAGGTCGGGCTGCACGGTGTGGGTGGCCGAGGTCGGGGCCGACAGCACTGTCTTGGCATCCAGGGCGAACGACGCCAGCTGCTGGCGGGGCTGATCGAAGGACACCAGCGCCGGGATTTCCACATTGGCGCTGGATAGCGTGCCTTTGAGCCGGTCGATGTCGGCAATGACCTGACTCGTGTCGGCCTCGACCTTGGTGAGAAGTTGCAGGTTGTCGGCGTCGGACTGGAGTTTCTCCAGGGAGGCTTGCGCCTCCTTGGTGTCGGCCTGAATCTTTGCGACGAGCTGCTGCGCCTCGGTCAGCGCCTTGAGTTTCTCGATGCCGGCCTTCGCGGCCTCGATGTCGACCTCGAGCTTGAGCTTGTCCTGCGCGAGCAAAGCTTGGCGCAGCTTGTCCAGTTCATCGGACACCGAGGCCAGGGCCCGTTTGGCTTCGTCGGCACCCTGGCCGGCAGCGCTGGCGGCCTGCTTGTGCGCGTCGCCCAAGCCCTTCAGGGCGGCATCGGCAATGCCGGCGGCTTCCTTGATCTCGCCGATGGCGGTCGCTGCCGCCTGACCCTCCGACACCACGGTCTGGGTGACCGTCTTGCCGTTCTGCTCCACCTGGCGGGTCACCGCCGAGGCGGTACGCTCGGCCAGGGCGATGGCTTCCTCGGCAAGTTTGCGGGCCTGCTCGTAGTTGCCGGCGGCGAGTGCCGCGCGGGCCTGCGCCTGCTTCTCATCAATCTGGCGCAGCCGATCCTGATAGGCCGCGTACTCGTCCATCCCCTTGCGGGAAAGCTCGCGGATGCGATCCTCGACCGACAGGCGCAGGTTAAGCCGGGCATCGTCCGCAGCCTTCGCGGCTTGCAGGTGGCGCTGCTCCTCGGCGATCAGCCGGTCTACGGTGGCGCGGTAGGCCGACTCCAGCTGCGCGTAGATGGCGATGCGCGCCTCGACCGCCTGCCGCTCGATGGCCTGCACGTCCTGACCAGCAGCGCGGGCCAGCGCCACGGCCTGACCGTAGGTCGCCTTCCAGGCCGACTCCATCTGCCGTGCGCCGGCTTCCACCGCCGCGAGTTTCTCGCGCTCGGCAGCAAGCAGCGCTTGGGCCGATTCACGGATGGCGGCCGACTCGGAGCGCGCGGCATTCTGCGCCGCTGCTTCTTGCCGCTTGTAGTTCGACTCGATCTCAGCAACACGAGCATCCCAGATCGCCTTGATGTCGGTGGCGACCTGCTTGTAGCTGGCCGAGAGTTGCTTGACCGTCTCGGCCGCCTTCTTGGTCTCGGCATCGAGCGCCTGCCGGATCGCCTCGCCGGCTTGGGTCGCCGCGCCCTGGATGGCGCGCAGCGCATCCGCTGTGCCAGGCAGTGCAGCCTTGAGTCGCTCGGCGGCCTGCGCCGCCAGCATCATCTGTGTTTTGACGGAGAGCGTACCGGTGTTGGCCAGTTCCTCCATCGCGGCGGTTAGCTGTTCCAGCTGCTGGCGCTGCCGGTTCATCTCGTCGATGGCGCGGTTGGTCTCGCGGATGTCCTGCACCATATTGACGATGCCGCGTCCCATCTCCCAGACGGCGACGGCGGCGAGCACCGGCAGGAAACGCATGAAGGCTGCCTTCAGTACCGCCAAGGCACTACCCAACGCAGCCACCGCCGCGACGCCCTTGACGGCCAGCACAGCGACGATGATCTCGCCGAGCACCCGCAGCACGGCCATGATCTCCTCGCCGTGGGAGGCGAGCGCCACCAAGGTGTCGGCCAGTTTCTGCAAGGCCGGCAGCGCCGCTTCGGCCACTTTCATGGCGATGCCGGACAGGGCCTGCTTCACCGTATCGAGCGTGTCGTTGAACTTTTCGGCGGCCTTGGCGGTGTCGCCGCTGATCTCGAGGCCCAGCTCCTTGAACTTCTGCTTCAATTGCTCGATACCAGCTCGCCCCTGGTTGAGGAACGGGATCAGCTCGACGCCGCTCTTGCCGAAGAGCTTGACCGCCAGCGCCGATTTCTCGGCCCCATCCGGCATCGCGGCGAAAGTATCGGCGAGGTCGAGCAGCACCTCCTCGGTCGGGCGCAACTGGCCGGCGGCATCCTTGACCGAGACGCCCAGCCGACTGAATGTCTCGACCTGCTCCTTCGATCCGCCCGCCGCCTCGACCATCGCGGTCGCCAGCTTCTGCATTCCCTTGGCCAGCCCCTCCAGCGAGATGCCGGACTGCTCGGCGATGGGTTTCAGGAGAGACAGCGACTCGACCGAGATGCCGGTCTTCTGCGAGAGCTTGGAGAGGTTGTCGGCGGTATCCAGGGCGGCCTTGCCAGCGGCAACCAGCGCGCCCAGCGACAAGGCCGCACCCAAGCCCGCCAGCACGCCGTTGACCTTGCTGGCGGCGACCGACAAACCTTCCAGGTTGCCCTTGACCGAGGCGAGCGCCGACTTGGTCTGGTCTATCGCGGTGATGAGGATTTGGGCGCGGTCAGAGGCCACGGGTTACAGACCTTTTGCGTTCAGTTGTTGCAGGATGGCGGTGGAGAGCTTCGGCAGTTGCGAGCGCACAAGGCCGGGCAGATCGAAGCGGCCGCGCAGGGTCACGCTCGGGACCAGCACGGCGATGGGGATTTCCTGGCCACGCTTGATGGACTTCGCACCGGTGCGGTTCCGCTCGGCCCGCTTGAAGCGGCGCAGTTCGGCAGCGTTATCCCTGATCGCCTCCGCCATCAGAATGACCTTGCCGTTCTTCTCGATGAAGAAGGCATTGCCGGCGCGCATCAGGCCGTCGATCACGCGCCGAAACGCCTTGCGCCCGATGCGCTGGTGCTCGGGCAGCATTGGAATCAGGAGCCGCCCGCCGATGCTGCCGCCCCGGACGTGGATACCCAACCAGGAGATGCGCGAGCCGATGAGCAGCGCCGGGAATTTCTCGGGGCGGCCGGCGTAGAGCTTGTGCCGCATCGACTTCACGAATCCGGCTTTCCTCACCTTGAAGACCGATTGCATCCGGGACTGGGCCGACTGGGCGATCTCCTTGCCGGCGGTTTTCATGCCGGCCTCGACCGCCTTACGGATCGCCCGACGCTTCTCCGGCACCCAACTGTCGAGCCGCTTCGGGTCGAGCAGGCCCGAGGTGGTGAGCGAGAGTTTCATCGGGTGAGTTCTTTCAGGAGTCGCTTGATCTCGGCGCTGCCGCCGCGCTGCGCTGTGACCAGCAGGGCGAACTGCGCCGCCAGATCGTCGCGTTCATCACGGTCGATGGCCGCGAGAAACGCCCGCAGTTGCGCGAGCGTGTAGTTCAGGACGTCGGGGTAGCGGTGGCCGGATCGGATGAGCCGCTGGATGGCATCTGACCAGGGCTCAGCGTGCTGAGGGTTTGGCTCACGCGCGTGATCTCCGGCACCACGCGGCGGATAAAAAAATCCGCGTTCGCCCCAAACACCGCCTCGGCAAGCCGGATCGCGTCATCCAGGGCCAGGCCCGACACCCACTCCGGCGGTCGACGGCAAGCGATGGCCAGTGCCAGAATCACAGACTCGCCATCCTCGGACAGCAGGCGCAACCAGTCGGGATCGGAGCCGAGCTTGCCGGCGAGGGGACGGACGGTGCGGGCGAAGATCGGCAGTTCGCCCACCTTGAGGGGCGTGATGTCGAGCGTCTCGCCGCCGATGACCAGGGACTCAGGCACCGGCGGCAGGGCCGCGAAGAGGTTCTCGGTCATGGCGATCACCCGAGCTGGACGATGCGGCCGAACTGGCCCAGCACCGCGTCGTAGGGTTTCGTCGAATCCGCCAGCAGCGAGCCTTCCAATTCGAACTTGTTGAGGTCGTTCGAGATGATGTCGAACTTCTTCAACGGGTCGAACGCCACGCGATAGAGCTCGATCAGCACCTTGGCGTTGCCGGCGGCGGTGTTCACCCCTTCAAGGCGCAGGAAGCGCTCCGGCAGCGGCTGCGTGAAGATGCCGATCTCGGTCACTGCACCGAAGGTGTAGCTCGCCTTGAACGGGGCGGTGAGGCCGGTGACGTCCAGAAACTGGATGGCACCGAAGTCCTCATCAGCCGTGTAGTGCGTGCCTGCCGTCAGGGTCGCCGGCGTGCCGGCGGAATCCACCACGGTCAGGGCCGAAACCTTCGGGTGCGCGAGGAAGTAGCGGTCGCCGATCACGGGTGCCGCCCCGCCGACCGGCTCGTCTGTGACGCTGCCGCCGGCATCGGTGACATGGCTGCCGTAGAGCGCGAGCGACAGGTTCTCCTTGGTGAACTCCTCAATGGTGAGCGCGACCGTGGCGGATTTCTGCTTGACCAGGCGCAGGTCGACCGCGCGCTGGCCGGTCTGGCTCTCGTAGTGCTCGATCACGTCGGTCTTGAGCGAGAGCGACAGATCGGCGACGTTGCCAGGCGAACGGACGTTGATGGGTTCGCCATTGGTGTTGCGTTCGCCGAGATAGACCCGGCCTTGGAACGAAGCGTAGTAGGACATGGTTTACTCCTTCATGGAACGATGGCGGGGCTTGGCTTGGGCGGCGGACATTTGCTGCGCATCGGTCGCTCCATCCGGTGCCGGCGGGACTGCTTCGACGACGGGTACGCCGATGTCGCGCTCGACGAGCCAGCGCGCGGTATAGTCGTCTACCTCCAGTACGTGTCCGGCGGGATAGGCCACGCCGGCGTGGGTATGTGTGACTTTCAAGCGCAGCTTGGGCATATCAGCCTCCTTGTGAAATATCGGAAACGAGGGTGCGGTAGGAGATTCGATAAATGGATGGGATGGCGATGGCCTCGATGTCGGCGTCCTCCGCTTGGTAGTCGGCATCCATCTCGGCGACATTCAGAGCCAGGCCGCCGAGCGTGCTATCCACGAACAGGGCCGCGTGGGCCCGGCAGATCAGGTCGTCGGCCACGGCATGGCCGTCGGTAGTGTCACGCGCGAGACCTACGAGCCGCACGACGAGCTCGCGTTCCATGCGGTTATTGCTGCGCTTCACAGGCGCATCGGACTCGACGATCAGGACGAGGACTGGCGTCTGCTCACGCGGGATAGCCGTGGTGGGTTGGCGCAGTACCACGATGGGCGTCAGCGCCGCCCCACAGCGTGCCACCACCTCGCGCACGATCCGTTCACGTACCGAGATCATGGCAACCTCGCGAGCTTGGCCCGGCACTCGTTCCCGTCCCGCAAGGCAATCACCTCCCGCACGCGGTAGGGCTGGCCTGCGATCTCGACCGTGTCCCCGACGGCGAGCAGCAGGCGCTCGGTCGGGAACTCGATCTCGTAATCGCGGGAGAGCGCCAGACCATCGAGCACCGTCTCGTCGGGTGCGCGGAAACCGCACTCGACGATCACGGTGCCGACCTTGACGGGGGTGAGCAGTCCGGCGCGGGCGGCCGCGTCGTACAGATCAGCCACGCCGACCATCAGGCGCTCGTCAGCTTCACCAGCACACCGGGGCGGTGACACATCGGCAGCGGGTTCGACTGAGTGTGCAGATCCGTGCCGCGCTCGAACTTCCTCGGTTCCTGCTTGGCGTAGAGCGGCTGGCCGAGGGTGTTGACCGTCTCGTTGAAGTCCGCCGGGGCCAAGTAGGTGCCGAAGGTGTCGACCGTGCCCAGCGGGAAGGCGTGAGCCTCGCCCGGGGCGATGAACTTGCGCACCGTGCCGTTGATGTCGCTCGCCTGGCCGCGATACTCCTCGAAGGTGATGCCGCCGAAGGTGAAGCCGGAGCGCACGTCGTTGATCAGGATTGCCCCTTGCTGCCAGTTGGTATAAGCCTCCTTGACCGCCTTATGGGTGGTGAGCGCCCGGAAAAACTGAGGCGAGCAGAGCACGTGCACATCGGTCATGAACTCGCCCTTGAGGTTGTCCTCGATTTCGGCGAGCACGTCGTAGCAGTGGCCCTTGATGTCGCTGTTGGCATTCGCAAGATCGAAGTTGATCGACGTCTGGGAGAGGCCGAACTCGGTGTAGAGGTCGTAGATGGTGCTGCCGTCGGCATCGAGGATTTGGCCCTTGAGTGCCCCCATGCGCAGGTGTTCCAGGGTGATGGCGTGCTTGTTGCGCATGGTTTCCAGGTGACGCGCCATCACGCCGGCAATCGCCTCCATCTCGGTTTCGGAGCCGAAGGCGCGGATGCCATGGACTTCCTCGGGCAGCACGACGTCGTCGTGCGGGATGTGGGGGATGACGAAGGAGCGCAAGGTGCGCGTGCCGCGCTCGCCCACGGTACCCGGGGAGCCAGGCGGTTTCGTCGGCAGGAGGTTCAGCCGCCCGGCGTACTCCTCGACGATGATCTGCCGGGTGCGCACCGGCTTGGCCGGAAATAGACCCAGCTGCTCGATGCGGCCATAGCGGTTGGGGATGAGGTTGATGGCCGTGGTGAGGCTCGCCATCGTAAAGCCGGGGTTGTCGAATGGGTTTTGCATTTTTGGATCTCCAAAAAACGAAACCCGCCGTGTGGCGGGTTTTCGGGGGGATGAGAGGGGCTGCTTACGCTGCGTCGCGCACCAGGATGCCGAGCGCCACGAGTTGCGCTTCGGCAGCGGCCTTCTGCGGTGCGGTGATGCCGGCCGGCCAGATCAGGGCGTTGCGCGCGACGATCGCGTGACGGGCAACCGCGATGGCGTCGTCCCGATCGATCAGCGTCGCATCGGTGTCGGTAGCCAGCACGCTTACGGCGGATTCGGTGCCGTTAGTAGCAGCCGGTGCCAGCGCATACAGCTTGCCGTCGGCGGTCTTCCTGCCGAGTACGGTGCCGAGTTGCAGGTTCTGTCCGGCGGCGACCGTCGCGGCCTCGCGGGAATAGAGATTCGGTGCCTCGTACTTCAGGAGGTCGCCGAGGTTGGGGGCTTGGGTGAGCGTGGGCATGGTTCACTCCCGGGTCACGAGTTTCTTCACGGCGGCGACCACGGGCGAGGCGGCCGGATCGGCGCCGGGGGCGGCCCAGTCCTGGGGCGCGTGGGTCGAGCG